AAACTCGGAAAGAAAACTAATCACAGGAAGAAATAACTGTCTACCTACGATGTTATATGCTACGCTCATAATATTAAATACACGTACCTTCTCCTTACCATTATTAAATACAGGTTCTAGAGTTGGTTCATCTTTTAGTGCATTCTTCACAATGGGACACACCATTTCACCGGAGTGTAACATGTTAGATAATCGCGTAACTTCATCGGAAAGCAATTTTAACGGAGTAAGAATTTTCCTTCCATCTTCTCCGTAAGTTACTTCCATATAATCACTCTTCTTTCCAGGGAAACCAAATCCACCGGCAGTAGTTTCATCCATCTGTCGAATGAACTTATTTCCGGGAATACCATTACAAGCCTGGTTTAACGTAAGAGGTTTTTGTTTAGGATAAGACACTCGCTTAATAACACCTGGTAAAGGACGTAGATAATCATTCATACATTCCTGCAGTAGAAAAGGATCTACATCTTTAGCACCATTGATCCCAACCTGGAAGTACTCGGCGAAATTACGGTCTGCCTTAAAATGGGGAGGTCCCCATTTATTAGGCATTCCACTTTCTTCTAAGTACTTACTGATCGGAGATACTGTCACTGTTGAAAAAGACTTATGACGAAATGACTCATCCTCCCCATATACATCTACCATCGGTGGAGTTAAAGAACCAGATTTTGGTATAAATCTACACATACTTCGCTCATGTGGTTTATGTAACGAAATAGTAACGGAATCCACCGCACCTGATAATTCAACTTTCCGAATCTTTCCTCGGGGAATATAAACTTCTTCACCTTCACTAACTACACTAACTGGTTGACGAGATAGTGCTTCATCAACCATAGATTTAGTTATAGTGAAAGTTACAGCTTGCGTTCCCGTTTCGGTTGAAGATCCGCCCATATGGAACCCACCAATATAACATGGTTGTGTCATCCTAATAGTAGGACCCATACAGTCGCCATTACGAGTTGGTATATTTACGTTATGGTAACTGCCAGGGCCTTCTATAGTAATACCTCTTGAAGAACCGTTATTTACTTTTGGCATATACTTTGACATAAAAGTTCGCTCCTGTAATTTCCCTTCTATGTCTCTGCTCAACATTGTATGAACACAGTTATCAGATTGACTAAAGAAATTTTCAGGTAGCAAATCTGTCATATCACGTAATGGTAAACTCTTCGTTAACGTCAACAAAATAAAATCAGTATCCTTTCCATCAGGATACTTAATTTTTGTTGGATTTACCATATACGTATTTACTTGAGATAAATTGGTTCCTTCGTTCCTAACTATAGTTATATTGTTTCCTAAATTACGTTCCTCTACAGCTCTGTAAGAATGCAACGGTAAAATGATGGTGTTCTGGTTCAAGAAAAATACGTTCCCACGTAATGCCTCGATTCCTTTGTCATACATTTTAAACCTCAATATATTGCTTTCCACAGATGTACATACTTGTTCATGAGTAGCTGTAAATAATCTTCTCGGACCAGGCAATTTACTTAATACTAAATTAGCTCGCCAATCATCGGGTTCCCTAATACGTTCCTCCACTTCTTCCATTGTTTTAGGAACTAAGTTACCTTCTTGTATAAGTTTGGGAGCAGTAGTAGTGTTATACATTCGACTTATCAGGCGTAAAGATTTATATCCAACTGCAACAGAAGTAGCTCCTACAACGAGCCAATCTTTTGTTAAATTTGGTGCCACTCCACGCATAATCTGCCGAGTTACAGCAACACGAGTAAAAGATGCTAATCCTAATAAAA